CCACCAAACCAACCATAGTTAGAGTTTCCTGTTGCTGCTAAATTATTTCTTGCTAAACTCAATGGTCCTCTTGGTGATACTGTTGAGGAATCATTAGAGAAATCTATACGGTCTACTATTGATACTGGTCCTGGAAATCCGCCACCAAACCAACCGTAGTTAGAGTTTCCTGTTGAAGATTGATAATATTTTGCTAAACTTAATGGACCTCTTACTGATGCTGTTGCTGCATCATTAGAGAAATCTATACGATCTACTGTTGATACTGCTGCTGGAAAACCACCACCAAACCAACCGTGAGTATTTTGAGTACTCATCAGTTCAGTTCTCTTGAATTTATAAGCAGTTTGTAAACCAAAAACTCCAATCGCCATCTTTACTTACCAAATACGTGAGAACCGATATGTTGCAATTCTATAGAAGTATCCAACCAAACATCATAACCAATATCTGTAAGACGATGAAAGAAACTCATATCTTCTCCTAAATATTTTCCTTCTTTATTCATTTCAGCAAAGTAATGATAAGAGTTATGATATTCTTTTTCAGTAATTGGATAATTGGAGTTGTTTAATCCAGGAAAATATTTCAATTCACTATAATGTTTATTTAGTTTTTCAAACACACTTCTATGAATCATTACAAATCCCATACCAACTCCACCAATCTTGATTAAATTTCCACACAACTTTACAGGATTGTAAACCTCATAACAGTGTCTTAAGGGTAAAGTCTTCATTGGATAAGAACCCGAAACCACTGGTTTTTGATATGAATATAATTTTAATACGTCTTCTGGAGTAAATGCGACATCAGCATCTAAACAAAACAAATAATCAAACTCCGTATTATTCATAAAGAAGTTTGCAATTCTTGACCGTCCGTGAGTAATCAAAGACTCATTCGCAACAGTCATAATCCCGTGGTCTATATTGCTACGAACTAAAAGTTTACCAAGATTAAAGAGTGATATTGTAGTTTTTTCATTCACCAAACCACCATAACAAGGTAATGATATAAGAATACTCATAAATTATTGTTTCTGTTTACCTGCAATTTGAATTTCAATTGTATAAGGTGTGTTTGAATATGCAAAGATTGATTGGCCGATGCCTAATCTTTTGGGTCCTTCACAAAGTTCAATAGATGAGTTTCTAGGAATTATCATATTATATGCTAACCAAGAGAATATAGTATCACTATTACCAATACCTACCCAGACTGGATAATCACCACCAGGATAGATAAGACTATCAGAGATATTAGAAACCTTGATTGATTGAATGATTGAAGGATATACATTACCTGTTCCATAATATGCTACTGGAACTGTGGAAAGTCCTGCAGTTGTTGATGTAGTATTTGAGGAAATAGCAACGACAGTTCCAGTTCCATTCTGATACGACATATCTGTTGTAGATTGATATGTAATCGTTGTTTGTAATGCACCATCTTCAGGAACTACAACTTCTGTGAATGATAATACCGTAGCAACACCTACGGTCGCATTTGCTGGTCTTGTAATCGGAATGGATATTACACCAGTACCAGCATAAGATGTGGTGATTCCAGTATAAGAAGCACCCACGTAAGTATTTGGTTGAATACCAGTAGAAACTCCAGTATTTTGAACTAAATTACCTATTGCAATTGAGTTGAAAAATGATGTTGCTTGATTTGTTACAGTCAGAACTGCACTACCTGAAGTATAAGTTATAGTATTAGTAGATGTCGTACCAATACCACTACCGGCACCAGTGGATTGAAGTGCAATACTATCTAATGCATTCAGTACCATTGGTTGCTTTAAAAGTTCAACTGCAGAACCAACAGGAACTGGAAGTCTAGATGCAACTTTAGAAACTGGTGAGAAGTATAAAATACCAGTTGCATAACCACTCATTGGTTTATTCAATGTGATGTTGTTTCCATCTACACTTGTTACATAAGTATTAAATTGGAATCCGGCAGTTGTTCCAATACCTGTAGTTTCTCCAATATTACCAGTTCCAGTGACTGCCATACCAACAGTAATGCTACTTGCAGAACCTACAGTAAATGTATGAATACCAGGACCACCACTTGACCCAGCACTGACTGAAATGGAAGCAGGAACTTTTTTTCCATTTAATATATAAGCAGTTGTGATTTCTGCATCTCCATTAGATATATTTGTAACGTGAATGGAATGAACAATATATTCATTTAATCCACCAGGAAAAGTTGTAATCCTTGTAGTTGTTGTACCTACCCCAACAATATCTAAAGTTCCTGTTGGTTGAACATAAAGAACATTATCAATACTTGTATCAAACTTACCGGAACCACCAGTAGTAGAACCGGTAGAAGTGGAAGTAGACCATTGAGTTCCAGATACTGTTGATTGAAGAACCTGACCTAGTGTTCCTGGACTATTTGTAGAATCATAAACAGCACCAGTAACTCTTGCATTACCTTGAACGTGTAGAGTTTGTGATGGATTTGTGGTTCCTATACCAACACCAGTTGCATTAATTCTTACTCTTTCTGTATTGTTTGTAGCAATTTTAACATCATAAGAATTCAAAGAACCTATTGAAAGAGTTCCACCAGCAGAATAAAGATAAGTACCATCAGCGTCTCCAAATGGTCCACCAGCAGCAAAGGTAGTTCCATTAATACCAAAGTCACCATAATATGTTGTCCCCGCAGAACGATCATTATTTACAATAATATCACTGGATGCAGAAGTACCACTATTTTTATTTTGAACAATTAATTGTGCATAACTATTCACATTATGAGTAAAATTTGCAATGATATCAGTATCAGTGAAACTAATTGTTCCAACTCCCAGAAGTCCATTTATACCACTTGAACTAGTTGGAGTACCTGATAAGTAAAGAACAGAATCATTTGCTGTTGCGTTTGCTGTTAAATCAAGTTGAGATGCGGTATGAATACCAGTATTATAAATGTCACCAACTACGTATAATTTGGATGTGGGTAAAGTAGAACCAATTCCTATATTACCACTTAATGGATTATAAGTTAATCTGGTAGAAGATACATTTTGGGTGGAGGTTATGCCAGATGTTGCACTAGTAAAAACTAAATATCTTGTCGCATTTGTGGTGGTATCATCAGAAATTGAAACTCCAAAAGATCCACCAATTGCTGAAATGGATTGCCAAGTAACTCCTATTCCAGTAGATGAAAGAACATATTGATTTTGTCCTGTCGTTCCACCAGCAGAAATTTGAGTTAATGTACTAATACCAGAAATATTTAAAGTTTGTGCTGTTAAGTTTGTGGTTGAAGTAATTCCTAATGTACTAATACCAGAAATATTTAAAGTTTGTGCTGTTAAGTTGGTTACTGTGGTGACACCAGAAACATAAAGTGATGTAGCACCAATCCCACCATTTACGTGTAAAGTATAATTTGTGACTGTAGTAGCAATACCGACTTGATTTTTTACGGAATCCGCAATGATTAGATTTGTGGCAACTTCAAGACCATTTTGTACTTTGAAATTCTTATTGATACCTGCCATTGGAGGAGAGCGCCTACCTTTCTTATTATTTATAAAGAACTAAATAAAAGAAAGTAATTTTGAGGTAGATATGGCATCAACAGTATTAAGTGGATCCGGAAATGTTACTTATACAAACAGTACCGGACAAAATGTAAGAGTATTGATTAACTTTATGCAAGCATCATCTACCTATAATTTAGGAGGTGTGTCCGGATATCCAACTCAAACTTCTCCACCAAGTTTAACTGGAGGAGCTACTGCTACTAGTGGATTAACATTCTCGTGGTCAGCAACATCTGGAGGTACAGTAAGTGTAAATGCTCCAGGAGTTCTTGCAATGGGAAAAAATCTTGCTACATATACGCAGTCTGGTGGTGACGTTAGTACCACAAACCTTGCTCTTACATCTAGTTCACATAATATGATTCCCTACGAAACTGGACCGGCACAAAGAACAAATAATGGATTGCCAACAGAAATTATGCTTGCTTCCGGACAAACATTTTCTACTTCTAATTGTATTGCTTATAATATTGTAATTGTCAAAGAAGACGGAACTTGATCAAATAGGATTACCAAATCCACGAGTTGTAAATGGAAATGGTGCAGTTAATATTAAATTGATATTATCTGCAAGTTTTGCCTTGGTTACATTTTTATCTTTGATTTTTGCAGTTTCCACAGCATCAGTTGCAATGTCTGCTGCAACAATCGTGGCATCTTGGTAAATTTGAACTTCGGTTCTTGACATTTTAGATCTCCATAGATTATTTGTTTATTTTAAAATCAAACTCCAAGTGCAGACCAATAATAAGTTGTACCAATAGATGTGGAGAAAATCACTTGAGTTGTCGTAGGAAGAGTACTGATTACGGCAGATGTAGCAGTTCCTCCACCATCATTAGAAATGTATTGTATAATCTGAACATTATAACAAGCAGTTGTAAATGCTGTTGGGAAAGTCACTGTTGTTTTTGATCCTGAAGTAGTGAAAGTACCCCATTGCATAATCAAACCACCAGGAAGTTTCTGATAACCATTAGATCCTAAAGATTGATTAGATCCCGTAAAGTTAGTTGTATAGACACCATTGGTTACTGAAGATGCAGTACCAATTACATTACCAGTAAAGGTGTTTTTCCATGCAAGACCTGTAGAAGTAGTAGGATCTACTGTTAATATAGAACTAGTCACTCCAACAGGCAGAATAGTGGCAGCATCATTTCCAATAGCAGCAATCAAGTCACCTTTCACACTCCATGCAGGATCTTGAGTCAGAATACCCTGTCCACCTAATGAAATAATAAAATCTGATAGTCCTGAAGTAGGTGCAGTTGTAAATCTAATCGTACTTGTATTTGATGAACCAGAACTAACAATACTAAAATCAAGTCCTGGTTTTTGTATTACACCACCAAGAGAAACAATGAGGTTTGCAGAACTACCAAATGGAGTGTATGCAACTCCGACATACTTCATTGTAAAGTCAGTTAGAGTTCCGTTAAATTGAGAACCAAGACTATCAAGAACAATAGAATTGCCAGTTGGGTAATTACTAGAAACAGTACTTGATGTAGGAATAAATCCTAGAGCATTAGAAATATCCGCAGATTGTAATGCACTATCAGTTCCATCAACTCTTAAAATATTTGGAACACCACCTGTTGTTGTTCCATTAGTTTTAATAAATTGCAATCCTCTGTAAATGCTAGTAGTGCCCACACCAACAAGATTGACCGTCGTAATACCAGAAACAGTATCAGTTTTTGCAGTCAAATCAATATTTGTTCCAACAAAGTTAATTTGAGTTCCTACACCAGCAAAAGTATTACTTGTTGAAGTAGAAACTCCAATAGTGGTAACTTGAGGACCACTACCAGTAAAGGTTAAGGTTGTAATACCTGATGTTGTATCATATTGAGTATTCAGAGTAATACCAGAAGTTTTAAAATTAAGTAATGTCGCAATACCAACATAAGAACTATTACTGGAAACTCCAATTGTATTGGTATTGATTGTAGTAATTTTTCCAAATTTCTCCCAAAGATTATTGGAAGTATAAACCCATCCAATATAATCACCACTATTAGGAGTTGCATTATAAACTACATCGCCAATATTTCCTGCAGAAGTTGGAGTAGAAATTCCTACAGTATATTTTCTAGATATTGTTTGATCTCCTTGAATAAAGAGAGATTTGGCTTCAATGCCTTTTTGTGATGTTGATGTAATTTTCTCACTAAAAACAACTGGACCACCAAATTCAGACAATAAACTATTATCTGGACCACCTTCAACTCTAATAGATCTATTAACAGAAATTTGAAGAGGAGAAATAACATCAAATCCAACGTTAATGCCGGTAGTAAGATCTTCTCCAGTTACAGTTGTAATTGGAGTATCATAAACTTCTTCTTGTCCTGTTGTGGAATTGATTTTCTTATTGCCAGCAAAGAAATTGCCCCTATCATCCATACCAGTATAGATGCTGACACCACCATCAGTATCAGTGGATTGTGCTAACAGGATTTCTTGGTTTGACAAAGAACGATCTTGTCTTTCTGGGAATGCTGTGGAATAATTACCTGGACCGTATCCAAGATATTCAAAGGTATGTGCCGATGCACGAATGATTGAATTGCGACGGAATTCTATTGGAAGGATTTTAATTCTCTTGATGACGGATCCGATACTATGTCCTTGTCGGAGTGTTCCAAATAATCCACGGAAGGCATAAACAGAATTACTTGTGACTGTTGTATTAATTCTAAAAATTTCTGCATCAATCTGAATGTAATCACCAATATTCAGACCAAGAACAAATGCATTTGGAATCGTAAATGGAGAAGATTCCGAAGTTGATGATAAAAGTGTAGATCCTAAAGTTGTTGTAATACCTGCATATTCAGCAATCAAACGACCAGAAGTTGTTTCTGTATTAACATCAAGATCTCCACCATAAGAAGAAAGTGCTGGAATATACGCAGTTGCAGTTGTTCCAATTGAGAGTGCAGTCGTACCCAAACCAACATTAATATTGATGGTAGTAAGACCCGAACCAACTTGCTTAACAAGATAATCTCCATCATAAGAAGAATTATTAAAACCAATAATACGAAGTTTATTATTGATTAAGAATCCGTGTGCAGAAGTAAAGGTAACAATACCAACACCGGTTGTTGAATTTAAGGTAAAAGTTGAAATTCCAAGTGTTCTTCCCGTCAGAAGAATATTTGCATTTATGGTTACAGTAACTCCAACCCCTGTTGTATTAAATCCAGAAATTGTTTCTGCAGATTGAACTGCAATTTCTTTTGCAGTAGTAATGCCGGTGATTCTATAGAGAGTATTGTATCCAGAATAGGAAGCAGAAGATACACCAGAGATGCTCAAACAATCTCCAACATTATTATAGATATTTGCAATTGTTACAGTTGCTCCAGAACCTACTGCACCTACACCAGAAAGAGATGCAGTATTTCCGACAACATATGAACTACCACCATCCATAATTTGAACGGCAGTGACTGTTCCTCCTGCACCTACAGTCACTCTTGCGGTTGCATTAATGCCATTTGCAGATGCTGTAAGACTTGCATTATAATAAGTTCCTGCCGTATATCCAGAACCACCATTTGAAATGCTTACAGATGTAACACCACAAAGACCATGGTCAATTGTAGTGTAGAGAGTATGGGCAATTCCAGACGAAGAAATAATATTTGTAAGACCAATACCAACATTAAAATCAATTAAACTCTTTTCAACTGTTTCTTTAGTAACGCTATTTTGCGGATCATCAACAACAACTTGACCAATAGTGTCTGACAACGCAAAAGATTTTGCTGCTTTTGGATCAGAGTTTGCATTATCTCTATTTAATTGTGGATAAAGATTTTTAATAGATTGAGAAAATCTTGAATTTGTAAAGGGAACAGCAGTTGGTGAGTTTGAAGAATTGAGAACAATTAAATGATATATTCCATCTTGAACATTTTGAATATACTTTTTAATTTCTTGAGATCTATAGATATAGTAAGTTCCAGAAAACTTCTTGCGATTAAATCTTGGAAGACTTGAAGTTCTTGAAGAAGTGTTATTTGTAAATGTTCCAGGATCATTAGTTACTGCATAACTAAATTGCTTGGTGCTGCTAATTCCAGTAACAGTGAATGTTCCATTATATGCGGAGTTTGCTATACCAGTAGTGTTGTTTGTGCTGGTAATATTCAAAACTTCTACCTGCGATCCAACTGTTAAATCGTGAGGAAGTTCGGTAATAATGTTTGCAGTTTTTGTTCCAACAGTCCAGTTTGCATTTGCAATAAATCTTGGATTTCTTAACTCTACAGAGTTTGATAATGTTGTGGGTGTTGTGCTAAAATACTTAACAATTTCAGTTGTTCCCGTACCAATTGTATTATTAGATTCTTGAATCACATAACCATCTAAAGGTGGTCTTGCTGTTGTTGGGGCACTCTTTGGAATCACATAACGAATTCTGTATGCTCTATCAATTGTGCTTCTTGTATCTGATTTTCTCTTGATATAAGTTCTTGATGTTGCATTTCCAAGACTTGCAGTTCCAAGACCTATGATTGTTGAATAAATTGTATTATTAGTTGCTGCTGTGGAAACATTTACATACCAATTGCTTTGAGAGGTATCAAATCCAACTGGATGTCCAATATCTCCAGGATTTTTATCACTTACTCTACTTACAATATTCAGTACTCCACCATTTGAATTGACCGTGGATGGATTATTATTATTTGCATCATTTAAATTTTGTGCAATTTGAATCTGATTTGAACCAATTCCTGCAACTGTGCCAGTAATCGCATAATAAACTTGATTACTATCAATTCCATCGGGAAGATATCCATTGTCACTTATTACCCGAATTGATTCTCCATTAATGAATGAGTGTGGAGAAGTTAATGTAAGAATATTTGAACTAACGCTGTTAATACCAACAGAACTTCTACCTACAACGAAAGTTTTTTCTGATACATTTTGATCTAAAACAACTCCATTATTTGGAATTACGATATTTGCCGAGTATTCTGTAGTTGTTCCACCTTGAGAAATCTGAAGATAAAGTTTATCGTTAGTTTTTGCACCAACCCTATATCCATCAATTACTGATGATGGAGGAACAATTGAATTGGTTTCATTGTAGATATAAAGTCTGCTTGTCGTTGCTGCAGATACTATTTTTGATACATCAAGTGAAAAATACTCAACACTAGATTCTGTAGTTTCAATCTCTCTTGGTGGAATGATATGAGTAAAATAACCAACATCATCTTTTGGAAATGCTTCTGGTCTAAATCCAGAAGCAACTAATGCTTTAGATCCAAAGTTGGAGTTGGAGTTGTTGATAGAGAAATCTCCACCAGATTCAACTGAAAAATGTTGAGCAAATCCAATTGCAAAAACAGATACTAACTGCAGATATGCATTATTAGTTGCCTTAATGTGGAAATTTTCGTATGTTGGTTTAAACTTTGCTCTTGAATCGCTACTAATGTTTGTAACAGATGTTGAATCTAAATATGTTCCAGTTGCAGTATCGTACTTTACAAATGCTTTAGTATCCTTCTGCAATCCAATACCAGTGTATTGAGCAACAACCATACTCTTAAATCCATCTGCCTTGCTTCCGTCAGCAAGCAGACCACACATACCCCATACCGATCTCATTGAGACGTTAAAGATGTATGGAGATGCAGAAGTAACCGTATCTACAGCAATACTAATTGTTGATCCAGTAACGCTTGGAAGTGGACTTGTAGGTGCATTTTGAACCTGATATTGAATTTGTGTAGAACTTATTACATTACTAACAACATACAATCCATCATATCCTGCTGCACCAACTCCACTGACTTGAATTGGAGTATCAACATTAAATTGGTTAGTTGAGGATACAAAAGTTAATGTAATGGTCGGAGATGAAGTTACACCATCTCCTGCTTTAATGCTGCTGATTCCAACCGTAGCACCTTTGGAACCGACAATGCGATATTCATCAATAGATGGTTGAATATCAAGTAATGATGAAGGATAATCTGGTTCCACTGGACTTCCAGATGCTTGTCCATAAGCAATACCAACTTTATCATAATACATATCCAGATCAGTGCGACCATCAGATGGGAATGTAATGAAGTCATCGGCAATTGAAACCGGATTTACACCATCAGCATACTCAAATCCTGCTAATTTATGATGTGAAAAGTTGGGTACAAATATATTTGAAGTATAATCTTTATAACAGGTTCCATTTGGATCTGCATCAAGAATAGTAAATTGCCACAGATAGCAAGCACCAGTTACACGAAATACACAAGATCTTTCAATATTGGTATTCTCTGGATTTGGTACATATTTTGGACGGATCTTGGTTTTACGAAGATCCATACCAACGATTGAAGTACCTCTTGGAATAATGACTCCACCACGAACACTATTCAGTTTGTAGAGAGCATTATTATCCGTTGTTAAATCAAAATTAGTCGTTAAGTCAAAAGGTGAAAAATCTGTTACTGTCTCACTACTTCTTTTTAAATATTGACCAGTCGTACTTAAAGGAATATATCCTGGACGGTTATCTACAATATGATCGCCAGGATATAAAAGAATTGTCGTCTTATTAAACCTATCGTTATTAAAACCAGTTTGATATGAAAATCTTGATGCTTCTAAAAGTGCCCTTTGAATTGTCTTAAAAGGACGAGTTAATGAGTTTCCTTTATTTTCAATACTATCCGTTGAATCTAAACTGTTAGGATCAACATAGATAATTGCACCACGAACTGATTTGAGAAAATTATCAAGACGACTTAATCCCATTTTACTAATTCTTATAGTTTCCGTTATGGATTATTTATCATACAACGAAACCACCAATTGCTTGGTGGTTCTGAAGTACACGGAAGGGGTTACTGCGAAATAGTATCGCCTTTATATTATATCACATAGTTATATATTTTGTCAATTATTGGATTTTGATTTTAGTAAAGATAAAAATATGGAAATGGTTGTTAATATTATGAATAATTTCAATACTATTTCAGTAGAGAGCATATTCTTAATTTTTATTTGTATGACGAACTATCTATTCATTTTGATTGTTTTGGTTCTAACATATATTCTACTGTGACTGCTACATCATTCATTGCATCTCTTAAATCTGGTCTTTGTCCAGATTCTTGTCTAACAACTGGACGGGAATCATCAGTGAGAGTCCATCTCCACAGTTTCATTGATGAGCAATACCAGAGTTTTATATTCATTTATAGTTGTTTAAACCAAAGCCCCCGACAAGATTTGAACTTGCGACCACCGGTTTACAAAACCGATGCTCTACCACTGAGCTACAAGGGCAATAAAAGTATTATAGAATACTTAAAGTAATTCGTCAAGTACTTCAGGATTTTCTATATCCATTTCAAATAAACAAGGATGACATTCTTCATCTATGAGATAAAAGGATTTTAGATAGAAAAACTCTGGAGTGTATTTCAAATGATCATCTGCTTGAGCAATAATCTCTGGGTCTTGTTGAACTATTTTTGGAAGTTCATCAAACGTAAATGCGATTCCATTGATATAATAAGTTTTTATAATGAACCTATCATATTGTGTTTTATACCAATTATAAGAGTAATCTATCTTATATTTCATATGATTTTCTTATTATTTAGTAGGAGCGAGGGGGGTCGAACCCCTACGGTCTATGACCAACGGATTTTAAGTCCGATGCGGCTACCAATTACGCCACGCTCCCGATAAAACAATCATAAGACCTAAATCCTAGATTGTCAAGGTATAAAAATCACGCTTGATACGTGATTGGATGATACTTTAAGTATTCACGAAAAGTCATCTTCATTTCTTTTTGTGTCATTCCACAATGTTTTGCAGCATCAGGTAATGTCAACTTGGCATGAAACAAAGCTTCATTTGCTTCTTGGACATTTTGAGGAGTTGTTTTGACAAAAACTTCAAACAAATCCCTACGGTCAATCTTAAAAAAACTCACAGTGGTTCCGCATAAACAAGTTCTCCACCATCACCAATTGCTTCTCGGACAAAAGAAAGAACGTTCATAAACTCTTCAGGATTATCACATTCCACAATCTTTTCATCGCCCATATTGGAAAACAAATTAAAAGATCGCTTACTTGCATCCACAACACATCGGGTCAGATATACATCTTGCATTTGGTCGTCTCGTGATTACCTGACTATCATAGGGCATCCTGGCGCCCCTGTCAAGGGGTTATGCCAAAGTAATATTTGCGAACCTCAAAATACCATCAGTTCCTCTTGCAGCAATTCTGAGAGTTGTATTGTTCAATAAGAAGAAACTTAATTGTGAATTTGAAGGTGGTACTGCCGTTGTTCCTAAACCAATTGTACTAATGCCAGAAACAATTAATTGTTGTGCCGTAACAATACCAAGAGTACTAACACCAGAAACATTTAAAGTCTGTGTTTTTAAATTTGATGCTGTGGTAATTCCTGTGGAATTTAAGTTCTGGCAAACAATATCTGTACTAATTCCCACTCCATAAACAGATCCTTGAGTTTGAATTCCAACAACAGTGCTTGAACCTAATCCAACAGCATCATCAATATAAGTATGATAGATGGTCATTATTCTTTCCTCCCATAATCGTGACCAGAAATAGAGTATTGTTTATCACTTCCTGGATAATCTGCTGGTGTCTGACCTTCATATTCAATCACCAAAGGCTCTCCATCAATTCTTGCTGCATTAATCATATAATAGCAATCAATATTTACTCCTGTTCCTGATTTGATTAAAATCTTTTTCCCCCATTCAATTTTTTCTACAATCAAATCTTGAGAATATCCAATTTGAGTTAAAGAAACTGTAATACTTTCTGGATCTATAAGACCATACCAATAATCTGGAAGATTGATAACGTTGGAGTTTGTTAATCTTCCACGATAATAAACGCCACCTTCTGGTCCTTCCAAACAAATATGCCTTAAACGATGATATGGTTTATTTGGATGGGAAATATCAAATCCTTTCCAAGATTGAATATTGATGGTTCCCTGAAAGTTTCCCGTTGCAGTTCCATTGATTTGAAGATTGTCTATTTGGGCATTTCCATGTACCCAAGGAGGACAAGCTTCCGGTGGGTAATCTTCATCACTTGTAATTGATTTTACAATATAATCATAGTTTGTAGATTTTTGTCCCCAAGTTTGTTTATCGCTACAATCTTTTCTTCCAATATTTTGTGGTGTAAATTGATCTGCCATTTTTATTTCTCTTTAATGTCATAATGATAACCAGAAACCGAATATTCGTCATTGTTTCCTGGATAATCTGCTGGTGTTTGTCCTTCATATTCTGGTATTAATTTCTCTCCATCCTTTCTTTCTGCAAAGATATGATAGAAACAATCAATTGGCATTCCTCCATTTGATTGTAAATAAACTTTAGATTCATCAATTCTTTTTATAATCACATTTTGATGAGATCCAATTGGAGTTAAATTAACTGTAATTGATGTTACATCTACCAAATCTTTCCAATATTCTGGAAGTTCAATCTCTGTCTTATTTGTAACTCTTCCACGAACATATACATCATTAGATGGACCTTCAGGGCAAGTATGTCTCAATCTCCATCCTTCTTTTGATGGGTGTGGAATATCAAAGTTCTTTTTTGCAGAAAGAATGTGAAGACCACAACGAGACATTACTTCTCCTTGTGCAATTACATTTGATCCGACATTCACCCCTTCCGCAACATCAACAGTTGACATAAATGCTGATGGTCCTTGAACTGCAAGAGAATATGGATTATGAACGCCAGTACATAAAGTACCAGGAACGATTGGTGGAAGAGAGTCTACATTTGAGTTTGGACCAATCATTACGGTTGCCCAAACATTCGGAAATGTTGCGGCATTTCCAAAAACTGCTGGTCCTTCTATAAATGCAGATCCTCTAACTTTTGTTGGACCAACTCCCAAAGGTACAATTGGAAATCCATCACCCACAACAAGTTGGTGAGATACACATAAATCATCGTGTTGAAATGCCATAATTTTTTATTTTATATTTGTAAACTTTTGGTATTGATTAAATCTTAAAGTTGATTGATCTAAAGGTGCAGATTTACTTGGTTTAGTAGAGGATGCTGCGGTAAGACCATTGACAAAATTACTTACCAATCCCATAGATGTATTTGCAATTATATTCATACTTTTTGGAGTAAAAAGTTGTACACCTGTACTTGCATAAAGATCAAAAGATCCTGTCTTAATATTAACAGATTGATTAGACTCAATATTTATTGTTCCTCTTGTATTATCTTTTCCGTGTGCTAGGATATCTATATCCATTGCATCCATACGAATTCTTCCGTTTGGAGCATGAAGTATAATATCTCCATTATCTGCCATCACAAAAATTGCCGGTTGATTTTTTTCAACATCAGTTCCAGACTTTATTTCATAAACTCCAGGACAGCGATTGAGTGTCCATCCTTTACGTATTCCATCTTTATCCATTGTCATATAATGACGAGAATCAGATGCCTGAAGCATTACATCAGAAGTTACATTGGAGTTTGTTCCTTCAACATTTGCCAAATGAAGATGACCAAATGAGATTTGACCATCTTTATTTCCATAATCTATTGCATCAATATTTTTCTTTTCTCCTGGTGTCATTTTTTTAACTATCTAGGTACAATATCAAAGGTTGTTTTTGGTGGAATTCTTCCAACACAATCTACGACATGAATAATCTGTGCATCTGTTGGAACAATATCCTTTTCTTGAGAAAGATTTCCAAGTCTAATTATTTTAAACTGTGGGATAATTTCTGCATTGATTCCATTTACAGAATCTATGTATATATTTGGATAATCGGTAAATCCAATTCCAGGATTTTCAATTGTAACATCAATCAAAGATCCTGCATCATCATATGTAGGAGTCAAAACTGCTCCGTTATCAGGAGTAATTACAATAGGATCTGTTGGATCATAATTTACTCCAGGATCATTGATAACTACATCACCAATTTCAAGAACAACTGGATAAGTTCCACCAGGAATAGATGGAGATGTGGGAATAACTGGATTTCCAACATATTTTGGTGTAGTAAATGAACCAGAAGATTTGATTGTGATTGGTGTCAGTTGTCCCAATCCATTTAAAGTCTGAACTAAACCTCCTTTTGAATCAAATACCTGAACAACCGTTGATGGTGGAAGATACACAATATCTCCAGGTATGACTTTTACAACTTTTCCTGGTTTTTTAGATTTTTGATATCCTGTTCTTACTTTTTTAATGATTGTATCAAAAGGTTCAGATAGTTTAATATTATCTCCACCAGTACTTCCATCTGGTGCCGAAAGATATCCTGTACCTGGATCAATGATTTCAAACCCTATTACAGATCCATTTCCACTATCTTCAGTGGTTATAGTACCTCCAGTGATAATAGTGGTATCTGCATTAGTTATAGCAGTTCCTCCAGTGATTGTAGTAGTATTTCCATTTCCATCTGTAATTGTAGTAGTTGCATCATTGATTGTAGAATTACCATTAGTTGCTATAGTACCTCCAGTGATGGTAGTGGTATCTCCACTAGTTGTAGTAGTTCCTCCAGTGATTGTAGTGGTATTTCCATTTCCATCTGTAATTGTAGTAGTTGCATCAGTATTTGTTCCAATAATGGATCTAATCACTGCACCATTTCCATTGTTGCAATTTTGAGTAACTATAACATTTGGAGGTGAAGTATAACCATTTCCTCCACGAACAAGATCAACTCCAAGAATTGAACCAGTTGCACTTATAATAGGATTTGCTAATGCACCACTACCACCACCAAATCCTGAAATACTAATATTCGGAGGACCACAAGGAAATTGAGAAGTATTGCAAGGAGGAACTGAAGACCCCACTCCTACCAATCCACTAGTAATTGAGGATAGACCTGCAGATACTTTATCTAATACACAATTTGCACCATTCCAGAAACTCCACTGATCTCCCATACTACAATCTTGTACTTCATCACAGGATAAAAATTTGATAACTCCAGAAACGATACTTAAAACATCAAGAACGTTTCCCACAAAATCCATCGCAACTCCAAAGATGGAACTTATTCCAGAAAGTGCTGAATCAATCGCACCAGTGATTGATCCAAGAACTGAATTTAATAAATTGGCAAGAAACTGTTCTGCCGCACAGATTGGAGCATTGATATATTGATCTACAATATCTTTTAATAGTTTTTCTACTAATGCCAAAAGTCCCTTAATGATTTTATTGAAAGCACATTGAAGTGCATCTGTTATTTTTTCTGATCCTCCATTTGCAGCCGCTGCCTTATTTGGTGGAAGAACTGGAATTAACTTTGCTATTCCAGCATTTATTTTATTGACAACATATCCTCTCATTTTGTCAATTATGTTCTTAACCATTTGAGTGATTAAACCAGCAGCATTTGAAATTACATTATTAATACTTGAGCTCAGACTGGATACTGCACCCATAAAGGTATTTGCTTCAGACTTGATTCTATTAATCAATGCGAGTGCATTTTTAATAGCACTTTGTATTCCTTTTATTCCTCCACCTGGTCCTTCACATACTTGTATCTTTGGAATAAATTCACATGGAGACCCATCTTTTACTTGATCAAGTATACTGACTAACCAAGCACGAGGAGTAATCCCTTCAAAAAAGGGTATTGAAGATGGACCTTCTGCATATAGATTTTTTGTTGCTACTTTTTTATCTCCATTTAATCCTTTATATCCAGTTCTTGGTGTCAATCCCTTCACTGGATCTCCACCATATAGTCTTGTCTGGGAGTTATTGCCCATAACTCCCATAATGATTGGTTCTGTGGCATCTATGCCATCCTTATAAAAACCATAAACATACGTTCCCTGACGAATATTTGCAGTTTGAGTTGCTCCGGCATGTCCGCTTCCTGCTGTTACAGGATAAAGAACTTCTGCCATTTCAAGTTGATCATCAGGACAATCTTTAACTGCGGAATCTCTACCAAAAATTCTTACCTTATATCTTTTCCCCCATCCAAGAATATCATCCCTTTTATGAATTTTATCGTTCTCATTTCCTGCCCAATTTTTCTCATCAACAACTTGACCTGTCCACCATTCAAGTGTTGTTAATCCCAAATGTTCATTAAAGTAATTATTTGCCATCAATCCTCGTAGACTCTACATTCTGGTGCTTCTGGATTTAGATCACAAAATAATTCTAATGATGTTGGGTCGTGATCGTCATCTGGATTATTTGCCTGATAACGTTCAAGAGCATCTAATTCATTTTCTAAATGACGACGACGCTGACTACTAATGTTTGGATTATCCAATTCATCTTGGTCATCATTAATGTGTTGTTGGAGTGATTTTTCCATCTTCATCTCTTAATGGGTTTTCTTCCTATAGATTCTCTTGCTAAATTAAGACTTGTGTAACAACCGTTTTTTGTAATGCGATGTGCTGCATCTACTACCATATATATGCCACTTTTCTTGACACTATATGTTGTATCTTCCTTTCCAGTAATCTCTGGAAAGTCACAATGAATCACATCACCTGCCCGAATACTAAAATCACCGGCAAGTGATATGGTAAGTTTAATTGAAAATAGACTATTATATCTCATTGATGATTGTATCACAATCTCATCAACATTTAAATTCAGTTCTTTTGATCTTTTCAGTTGCTCTTCAAGATTTTTGCCTGATGGAAGAGTTCCTGTATCCAGGCGTTTTATGTATGCTTTTGTTGATTTATCTTGATCGGCACCAATTTTTGGTCTTTCTGTCCCGCCTGTATTGCTTTCATTATACTGAACTTTTGAATTCACTACATTTGTTTCTCCATACTTATTTGTATATTGATCAAAAGTTCTGGTCTCTGCCTGTCCAATCGCACCAGTTAATCGTAGTCTTTTAAGATTAAAAGTTGAATCAAAAGAATAATTGATAATTTTTCCATCATACTGTGGAGGTACTTCTCCAATAATATTATTAAAGATTAAAGTTCTCTTTGGTTTTTGTTCAAATAATTTGTCAATTGATTTAAACTTAAATCCTTCGGCAGTTTCATAAAAGAAATAACCTGCATAATTTCCTTTTGCATCTTGCATATCAGGAACACATCTTTTTGCTAACCAAGTGCAAAGATAAAATGGTTTCTGATTTTTTCCAGTAAAGTTGAAGTTATTCAGAGCAGGATCTACATCTATATTTTTTTCAGTTTTCAATACATCTTTAAGCATTGATATTACGTTATCTGGAATTTTTCCATCATATCTTTTTGCCACTCTTGTCTCCAATACATCATTATCATGATATTCTGTGGAAGTCATATCAATCGTATAGACAATATTACTTGCACTTTCATCAATATCTCTGGTTTCTAATACTCGGAGTGGATTTTTATTTTCAGTTGAGAAGTATAATTGATTTCCATAACCATCAGAAAATTTAAGATTAATTAACTCACCAGTATTCAAATTTACATCATCCTTTTCTACAACAGCAACACCTTCTTGAAGTTTTCTGTGACCAGTATCTGCAAGAGTAGCAGTTGCTCTTATAGTATGATCCAGAATGCTTTCGTGGTATGTGAGTTCAAGAATACCATTAGAAATATCAATCGGCCCTTTGCCATAATTTGATACAAGTTCAAAGATTTGTATCTGACCTTCGCCTCCTTGTGCTGCAATATTTCCTGACATTTTATCCTCTATTTAAACTTGCCATATTACTATTATTTACACCAACGAGAACTGGGAACATAATAGTTTTATTTCCACCAGAAGATACTGGGACTGGTTTTTCAATGATAATTGGTTGAATTGCGAGCATTATTCCTCCTCCACTATCATAAGATGGATAAGATGAAAGTGATGAATAGTTTCTTCTATTTGGTCCTTCTATGAGACCACCACCTTGAAGACCCATATTTCTACGTCCCTGCTCAGCATTTTTAAAATCTTCGATAATCCGAGTATATTTTTTATTAGAAACTTTAATAACATTTCCCTTTTCATCTGTAATTTCATTGGTGCCAAAGTTTGCGGTATACATTTTACCGTCAAATCCCAAAAATTTACGAGGTGGTGGTATTGGTCTTATTGGTTGTGGTTTATTTCCACCTAACCCAAACAATCTCTGCCACCAATTTGGTTCTGGTTGTGGTTGGTTATTATTAGATTGTTCTGAAAGTTGTGAAAATGTTCTTGATCCTTGTTGTATTGTTATTTTGTCCTGTGGTGTTAGTGATGGCGGTTTTCGTGGTTTTGATGGTTGTCCTGGTTTGGGGGGTTCTGGTGGTTGTCCTGGTTTTGATGTAGTTGGTTGTTGTGTATTTGTTGATCCACTTACTGAACCTTTTGGAACTAACACGATTACTTGTTTTACGCTACCATATATTGCATCACCGCGAGATTTTCCATTGAATAAATTTTTTCCACCATTTCTTGCAATTGCAGAATCAAACCCACTAGAACTTCCTGGATTAGCATTCCAATCTTTATGCATAGTTTGAAACACTAATGCCCCACTGGGGACTTTATTTGAATTGACTGCAGAAACATATTGTGAATATGTCATCACATTAACATTTGCAGTCTCTCCTAAACTACTTTTCAACACAAAAGGTATCCCAACTCCTGGTAAAGAAACCCATCCATATTTCTTAATCATTCCGATAATGAGACCTCTCGGATGACTTTGAGGATCACGATCAGCACCAGTTACACTATATGGAGTAATTATTTTATTTTTTTCCATAGTCATAATAACCGCATATGTGCATCTACCCTTACCAGCATATTGCAAATTTTGAGTTGTTCCTAATGTTGAAAGAATTGGATTTTTGTTATCAACAGAACCAACAGTCCCAGTTGTAGCAAATTCTTTTGATATTCTAGATGCATTTAATACTCTATTGTCAAATCCAGATTGTCCTGCGACTTCTCCCGATCTTTCAAACTCTTTTAACCAAACAATAGCGGATTGTTCGGCACTTGTTGCTTTTTTTAATGCAGCATATGCCTTTTTCTCTTTTGCTTTTAATTCCCAGATTAATCCTGCAATTTGCCCATCTATGCTGTTTGGATCTTTTCCAATTGACCTAATATAAGCAGATACCGCAGGCCATCTATCTATTTTATCCCATTGTGCAATTCCATAATGACCATTACGTACTTCATTATGTGCAGTTGGATCTAAATTTTTAGTACCTCCACCAGATTCTTGCATCAAATTTCCCACTACTCCTGCTGCTTGATTTGCAGTAAATCCTTCTGCTATGAAAGCATTAAATACTTTTCCTGCATTTGTTGTATCTCCAACTCCACCACCAGATCCAGGCATTTCTGTGGGTGATCCATTTCCACCACCCATAACTTTTTTACTTAATTCTTTTTTGATATTTTGAATAACTTCATTCACTTTTGATTTGAGTAAAGTATCCTTTGAGAAAGAATTTGAAAAATTATTACCCAAATCTTGACCCATAGCAAGATCAACACCAGCAGCCATTAAAATTCCTGCTTCTCCACCTTCCTTCAATATTTTGGCCGTATTAGTCAGTGCCTTATATGGATTTGGTCTTTTTCCCCTATTTTTTTCTTTTTCCTTTTTATAACTTTGAGCATCTCCTGCTAATGGATCGCCAGCCGCATCTGTTGCATTCATCCAATCCGTTACTGATAATATATCATCAGGATTTTGATACAATTTCTTAATCTTTTTTTCTCCACCAACATTTTTTCCTGGTTTTGTTGGTTGTGGAATTAACTTCTTTCGTTTTCTTTGTTGTGTTCCAGAAGTTCTTCCTATTGGACGATTAATTGATACGCCACCTCTAGTTACTGGACCACCACTTGCTTTCTTTTGAATTGGTTTTTTTGGTCCTGTCGGTTTCTTATTTTCAAATAAGACTTCATATAATTTTGCAGCAAGTTCGGCACCTACCCATCCCAAGGCAAAAGTTCCAAATCCTGGCAGAATCAGAGATCCAACAGCACCTAATAAGACAGTACCAACACCTCTAAATGCTGCTTTTCCCAATGGATCACCAAGAGCAGCAGAAAGACCAAACTCTATCAAACCACCAACAACTGGAAATTTGGTTAATGGACCTTTTGCAACTCTCAATAATTGACGAACTGCTATTTTTCCTCCTACTTTTTCTACTGTTCCAGATGCTACTTTTCCTGCTGTTCGTGCAGCGACCCCTTCTGTTGTCCTTGCTGCTGCTTTTGTTGCATTTGCTGTTACCTTTTCGGCAACTTTCTTTGATTGACTATTAAATCCTTTAATAGCACCGGTAAGTGCCATTCCACCGATTAGAACATAATTAATATACTCATTCAGTTTTCCAGATAAGTTATCAAACTCTTTTTCTGCCTTTTCTCCACCAATACCTTTTACAATTTCTCGTGTTTTGTCATATATCTTATATCCACGATCAATGAAATTGACAAAAGTTTCTAATAAAAATTTAAATATATTTTCAGCAACATTATAAATTCCACCTATAACCTTTACAATTCCAAGTAATTTTGGAAGTTGATCTTGAAACTTTGTGAATAACCAACCAAGAGCAGTAAAAAATATAAATCTCTTAATTCTATCCAAGAAACCCATTCCTGGGACTGAAAGAGATGGAAGATTAAACTTCTTTGACTCTTTGGGTGCTTCTAATTTTTGCTCTTCCTTCTGAAAGTCTGCATTTTCTTTTTCCTTTCTTTTCTTATTTTGCTTCTTTTTATCTTCACTTAATAAAGATTTCAGAAGAGAATCTATATTAATTAAAGTTTTTTTGATATCTTCAAATTCTTTTTCATCATCTTTAGAACCTATAAGTTTTTTTGTATCAATTTTTTTAGTACTAACATTAAGCGACAAGTTACTGGAACTTACTTTCGCAAGACTTCCTCCTTTGCTCTGTGATGGTGGTAATAACTTTTGTGGATTGATTGCCATTATCCTACTATCCCATAGATACTTGCATTCATTGACCTATCTGCAGCACCACTTGGAGAAACAGCAGAGAAAGAAATCTCTGGTGTTCCTTCCGCTCCTGCCTTCATACCCCCACCAGATGATTGTGTAATTGGAGGAAGAGTTATCATTCCACCACGACCCGCTTTAGATGATAATGGACCTGGTGTATATCTGCTTGATCTTCTTCCAAGTCTTGCTGCGTTTGAATTGCTATCAGTCATCGCAACAAGGGTATTCAGTATTTTTTCTCCACCGATAGCATTTACGGTCATTTTGGGAAGAATATACTCTCCTGGTTGCAAATTAACTTGCTGTCTATCTGCAGTCGCACCAGCAATATTCATTCCAGTATTTTCTTTTACAGAACCTATAAGACCACCACCTTGTTTTTTTGTACCTTTTGTGTTTGCACTTGAGGAACCAATACCAAATAAAGAATTTACAAAGTTTCCAGATTGTTGAAATATATTTTGTAGAAATCCATTTTTATTTTTAGGCGATGCTTTTGAGATAGATTTTGAGATATTTGGAGTACTTCCATAATTAATACCATTAGGAAATCCTTGAATTCTCCGAAGATTTTCTTGAGTTTCAGAAAGACCATTATATCCACCATTAATATTATAAACAAATGATTTAGTATCTCCTTTTTTTGCTATATTGGAAAAATTAACACCAGTAATTTTTTCTCTATCTTCCAGATAATATATCGCAGATAAAGCTTGTATTTTAGGATTTGATGCTAATAAATCTGGATTTTTGACCACATCAAATCCAATATAATTATTTGATTTTAACCATTTATTAAATCCTTCATAATTTGATCTACCAGTTAATTGTATTGCTCCCCTTCCTCTAAAATTATATCCATCATCGGGTCCTTTATTACCAATATCTCCTCTATTACCATACTTTTCCGAAAAATAAGTGTATCCAGGTTTTTCTGGAGGATCATTTGGATTTGAATCGTACATTTCTTTTGACCTACTAAAATTAGAAGATTCTTCAAGAAGTCTTGCTGTTAGTTGATTTAAGAATTTTTTATCACCCCATCCCTTTTCTTTAAATCTTCCTGTCTGAAGTATATTATAAAGAATAGGAATTGATTGTGATAAAGTAGGATCAACTTTATAATCATTTCTTTCGGAAAATCTTTTTCCAAGACTTAGTATTGAGGGTGATGATGATTTTCCACCACCAACCATTCCGCCAGTAGCAAATCTCTCAACTACTCCACCAGTGCTATAAACCCTACTCATTTTTGGTTTATTTGCACCAGGACCACCATATTGCCTATTCAATCCAAGAAAAGTATCAGCACCAACTGCATCAACAGTTTCTTTATTCATTACTATTTCACCAGGTCGTGCAGCAATCATTTGAGTATCTACACCAAGTCCCGATACTTTTTGACCTGTATTTCCGTCTATTCCTCCATATCCATTTGATAAATCCATTATAGTTCCACCGGTTGCTAACGGTTGTAATAAACCATAAGGTGTCGTTGGACCCATATTTCCAACAGTAGGAACCTTGTCGGTCATAGTGTCGGTTCCTTGAACACCCAATCCCTTTCCGGTTTGTGCTTTTGCTTTATTTTGTGCCTGAACAGAAGCTGCCTTTCTTTGCCCTGTGATTTCATTTGCAAGTAAAGCTGTCCCTGCAATAGCTGCCGGAACAGCAACCCAAGGATTTAATGCCAATCCTTTAATGGCATTTGCAATCTGTGGAATTAACTTGACCAATCTTCCTGCAAAAGATCCAACGATACCTAAAGTACCTCTAACAAATTTTCCAAATGGAGTCAAGAAAAGAACAACAGCACCTAATAAAGTAGGCCACCAATCTTTTATAAATCTACCAAGAGTATCTATTTTCTCTTTATTTTTCTTATCTCCCAACCAATCCAATAATTGAGTGAATGCTCTTCCTAATAAAGTAAAGAATATAAATCTCCAAATTCTATCAATAATATCCTGAAATGGTGCAAGTATTTTTTTTGCAACACCAGATACGGCAGATATTCCTTTTTTAAATCCTTCTAATCCCTCTTCTCTTTTTGTTCTTCTATCAGTTTCTTCCTGTTTTTTATCAATGTCACTCTGTTTTTTGTCAACTTTAAATTGACTTTTTAATGTTGATACAATTGAGTTGAGAATTTTGAGTATTTCATCAAAACCACTCTTTGGTTGCTCTATATTTGCTTCTTCTGGTTTCTTTTTGACAATTGATAAATCTGATAAAGGTGCCTTGACAAGAGCACCACCTTTTTCTATTCTGCCAGCACCCGCAGAATTTTTTTTCATTAAAACTTTTTCAACAAAAGTTTTAAAGTCTACTTTGTTTTTTCTATAAAGATTAAGTCCTTCTTTTCTTTCTTCTGGTGTTGCATTTAAATCAGTACCAGGAATTTTACCTTGAGCGATCAATTCTTGCCTATATCTTTCTACTACATCTCCACCAAAAAATGCTAATGTTGATATTTTTTTATTTGTTGAATTTAAATTATCCGCCATTGGATTGTTTCTGCTTGAGTTCTTCTTCCTCTAAATGATTTTTTAGGAGAGAAACGTAAATATCTCTCTCCCACGGCATCATATTTTCAAGTTCTGTTAATGAATATTTATGATATTGAACCAAAGCAAAATTAAGTTTATAATAACTTTCAAGATCCATATGGATCATTCCTATGCGAAAAAACTTGCTAACCCTTCAAGAACAACTTCACTTTCAACTTTTGTTTTTGGATTTATTACTTTAATTGTATGCGACAGTTTTGGCATTGTCTCAAAGAACTTTTCAATTTGCTTAAATTGAGTAGTATTCATTTGATCCATAAATTCTGTGAGTTCCTTTTTGGTCACATCAGAAGCAGACCATACCTCGTCTTCTGTATAGATTTTATCAATACAAGATGAAATCATATCAAATGATTGGTCCATTGTATTTTGATCTGTGAGATCAAAATTACTCTTAATAAACTGTTCTAGTGATGGATACTTCATTTCCATCATAATAGAGTCATCAATTTTAATTTGCTTATTATGCTCCTCGTTCTTTTGAACTTTAATATCATCAACATTAATCGTTACAGGAACTGTAGTTTCTTCATCATCAGGACAGATAATATTGACTTCAATATCTTCTCCAACTGATTTTCCACGAATATTGAGAAACAAGAACTCAATATCAAAGGTTGGTAAGGTTTCTATTTTGACATTTTTTGTTTCAATACAATTTTTAATGACCGTTTTGATTGCAGTGGTAATCTGTTTAGTATCTTCTGATTCCATAGCAAGAACAAGAAGTTTTTCTTCTCTTACCAGAAACGGTCTGAATTTAATCTTTTGTCCTGTTGATGGCAACTCAAGTTCATAAGTTGGCGTAGAAATACGAGGCAATACCATTTTTTCAATTTAATTGTTGATTATTGAGTTATTTAGATTAGTTTATTTCAACTCTCAATTTTGAGTCAATTCCTCTTGAACGTTGATTATTTGAGTCTCTGAGAATAATAAGATATTTGATCCTGAACAGACAAATCACTTAGACCGATTGGGACAGGTGGTGTATTGGAATACTCGTCGTATTTTGCTATTTCATTCAAATTCAATCCTGTTTTTGGTGTGCTTCCAACAGGACCCAATGGATCATCTATCCATTTTGGCATTAAATCTCTAGTTACAATATATCTGGTATAAGTAAATGAAACCGTACATTTTAAAAGTTCAGAAGATTCATAAGAGACTGGCATAGAATTGATTGAAATTGGATATGCGTCAAGAAATCTATATGTTAAAGAAGATCCTTCACCATCTCTTTCAAACTTGGTGAGAAAAAGAGGAGATGCACGATATCCTGGTTTTCCACCCTGTGGTCTCGGTTCATTCTTCCCGTCAGGAAATCTAAATCTATAGTTATAGGCAGAAGAAACTGATCCAGTTTCATTTGCAATGTATGCAATCCAGTTTTCAAACAACCAAATAATATTATAATCTCCGGTTAAATTTCCATGATCTACATAAAAAGTAAAATCAGCACGATCATCATATTGCCTACGGTATGCAAATCTTTCAGTTACGCCAGTATAATCATCATTAATTTCATTTGTCTGCAATGAAGATCCAGGAAGAGATGCTTCACAACAAGATAATCTAATCAATTCGTCATTAATATTATAATCATAACCAATCGTTCCAAGATAAACTCTCACATCAGTTGGAGCATTAAACTGACACTGAAAATGGGACGTAAGTGCTGGTCGCAATAACTTGGATTTTATATCAGATAACTTTACTTTTGTTGGTTTTGCGAGACCAATAGTTTCTGCCATCTATAAATACTTATACTGATATATTATGTAGTCAAGAAATAAGAATATGCCTCGGGATTCAAAATATAATCAAGGAAGATTTCATCCTCAAAATCCTGAAAAATATAAAGGTGATGTTCGTAACATTATCTACAGAAGTTCTTGGGAACTTAAGTTTATGCAGTGGTGTGATAGAAATCCGAGTGTGATTGAATATGCATCCGAAGAATTCTTCATTCCATACCTTTCTCCCGTTGATGGTAGGGTTCATCGGTATTTTCCCGATTTTCTCATCAAAATTAGGGAACAATCTGGAGAGATTAAAAAATATATTATAGAAGTCAAACCAAAAAAACAAACTATTCCTCCAGTACAAACATCCAAAAAAAGAAACAAAACATTTATTAATGAAGTTAAGACTTATGTTGTAAATGAGGCAAAATGGAAAGCAGCATCTGAATGGTGTAAAGATCATCTTATGGAGTTTAAGGTTATTACCGAACAAGAACTTTTTGGGAATTAAGTAATGGCACAAGGATTTGGAAAGGATATTCAAGTAAGGTCAGATAGAGTTTCCCAACTCAAAAGAAAAATCAAAAATATGTATAATTCTGATGATATTATGTTAAGTATTATGGAAGTATTTACTGAAAGTGAACTAATTCCAGAAGTTGGAAACTACTATACCTTTGTTTATATGGCAAAAACTCCTAAAATCATCTATGACCAATATCCATTAATCGCTGTGACCTCAATAGAACGTTGGGGATTTAGAGGATTTAACTATCATTGGAATAAGTTTAGAAACTATACTTGGAGAGAAGTGATTGGTAAAATGCATGTGATTAGAGAAAATGAAATTGAATATCTACGTATATTACCTTATGCAAAGTTCATTGCTAAATAAATAAAACCTTCTCATAAATGTCTCATACTCTACAAAAAATTGAGATGATTATTCCTGTTGAAAATAGGAGGAATTTCTGATGCCTTGGTGGACTGTATCAAAACCAGCACTTGAAAATGGCGTAACATATGTAAGTAATGCATACAAAAATGAAGATGACAAAAAAAAGAATAAACTAACAACTATTAGTCCTGCAAATCCAACTGGTTATATTCTTATAGATCCAAATTCTAATGATGCTATTGTGAAAGGTACTTCTTATGCTGTTCAAACTGATGGAAAAATAACTTATAAAGTTGATTTCAACACATATACAACACAGTTCAATAGCATACAAGAAATAGCAAATTTTGGATATACTGGATACAGTCCAGGAACAACTGCAAAAATAAAAAACGAAATGCAGTACGTATTATCAACATCTGCAAAACGTCAAGGAGTTGGTCCAAGCACAGCACAAACAACAAAACCAGCAGCAGATAAACCAGCGGCCGCCGCGGCCGCAGGAGGAGATCCAGGAGCAGCAGCAGATAAACAACCACCTCCAAGTGCAGCAAGTGCAGTATCTGAAGTTACAGGAACAAAATCATTATCCCCAATACCATTACCAAAAGATCTTGGTACTGTTGGTGAAAGTTATATAAAATATCCTATAGATATGCGGAGTAGTCAAGATAGAATTGTATTTACTGCTATGGAAATTGCTAAAGTAGTTAAATCTGATTCAAATAAAATAACACTTCCAAAAAGTGGATTTTCAATGGCGTATACACCAGTAAAAGAGGGTTTAAAAACCGTAGTTTTGCCAATTCAACCATCAATTTCAGATTCCAATAGTGTTGATTGGGGATCTGGAGAATTAAACGCAATTTATGCAACTGCTGCAAGGCTTTCTTTGGGTGCTATGGAATCTAAGAGTCAATATGACTTACAAACCGCAATTACTGATGCTATTGGAGTATTCACAAATAGACCTGATGGTGTGGGAAACTTAGTCAAAACATGGGCTGCAGAAAACGCAGTTGGTGTTCAAAATCTTTTGTCAAGAGTAACTGGGTCTGTTTTAAACCCTAACCTGGAATTGCTTTTTAATGGACCAGCATTAAGACCTTTTAGTTTTACATTTAAACTTTCACCAAGAAGTGAAAAAGAAGCAGTTGTTGTGAGAAGAATTATAAGATTTTTTAAGCAAAATATGGCAGTCAGAAAAACAGATGACACCGAATTATTTGTAAAATCTCCATATGTCTTTAGGATTGTATACAATCATGGAGATGTCACTGATAAATTTCATAAATCAATAAATCGCATTAAGACTTGTGCTCTTCAATCTTTTAACGTTGATTATACACCTCTTAACTCATATATGACCTATGAGGATGATGCTGCAACAATGGTTTCATATAATATATCACTTCAGTTTACTGAAATTGAACCAGTTTATAGTACTGATTATGAGAAGAATATGGAATCCGACGAGATAGGATACTAAAATGGCAAGACCTTACTTCAATCAAGTTCCAAACTTTGAATATGTCAGCAGAACTGCCGATGAGCAGAATATCTCTGATTATATTGAGGTTAAAAATCTATTCAAACGTGGAAAATTAAGAGAAGATATTTTTGGAGAGTTAACATACTTCACCAAATACAAAATCATCGGAGATGAAAGACCAGATAATGTTGCAAACAAAAACTATGGAGATCCTACTTTAGATTGGGTCGTTCTTCTTGCAAATAATATTCTCAATATACAATCAGAATGGCCATTAACTCAAAAAGCATTTGATAAAGTAATGCTTGAAAAATATGGTGATTATGAAACTTTATATGGTGGTATTCATCACTATGAGACTACTGGTATTTTAAACTCAAATGGTATTACAGTTTTACCTTCTGGTGTTCGTCTTCCAAATACTTGGAGAACGAATGGAAACTTTATTGAGGTTAATAATACCAAGATAGATCAGATTTTCTCTGGTGATGGAGTGATTCCAACAACTACAGTAACTGTCACTATAAACAATGGAATTTATGGATTGAATGCTGGTTCCCAGGTTACGATTAATAACGTGATAGATAGCATTTACAATGGAGTGGTCGGAGTCACTTCTGCGGTCATTCCTCTTGACGATGACCGGGCAGTTTCATTTACATACGAACTTCCTTCTGTACCTGATGTTGCTAGTCCTACCTTAGCAGAACCAAGAGTTGAAGAAGTTTTATTGACCAGAGAAAATCTTTATAGATCTGCTTATGATAAAGGTGGGAATATAATTTCTGACGAAGTTTTAAAATTACGATATGGAACAGGAAACTCTTATTACTATGAGTATTATGATGATGGACTTGGGTACTCTGTTCAAGTTCCTCGTGATTCATTTTTAAAAGAAGTGACTAACTACGAATATGAAATTCAAATTGAAGAGAATAAGAGAAATATTTTTCTTCTTAAACCAAGATATTTAAATGTAGTCTATAATGATATGGATGATTTGATGCCATACAAAACCGGAGGAGTTCAGTATGTGAACTCCTCCTTAAAGAAAGGTGATAATATTAGACTTTATACCTGATCACTCTGCAAGACGAGAGAAATATGCAAGAGCATCATCTTCGTCTTCATCATCAGAACCTGCAAGATTAGCAAGTTCTTTTTTCAAATTTTCTGGAACAGGATTGGACTTACTTTTACGATAAGATTCTTCCAGTTCTTCTACTACCTGATCTTCTCTTGTAGGAGTTTGAGCGTAAGAATCATACTCATCCTCTTGCTCAATCACAGCACGAGATTGTGCAGGAGCAACTTTCTGTCCAAGAACATGGTTCAGACGCTTTTGAAGTTCATCATAGGTCTTGAATTGATCAGCAGCAACAATAGCAGAAAGAGAATACTCTTTCTTCCACAGTGCTTCCAGAGCATCATCATCATCAAGAAGAGGACGAGGAGAATCAAACTCCGACTTATCATAGTTCCAGTAACCTTCAACCTTACGAATCTTCATTCGGAAGTTTGCACCTGTCCAGAAATCATAAGCATTCATTGGTTCTTCATCTTCAAATTCTGGTTGCATTGCATTCAGAATTTTATCAAAGATCTTCTTACCAAACTTAAACAAGAATACCTTACCCTCATTTTCAGGATGAGCAGGATCTTTTACAACGTAGATATTGCTGTAATAACTCAACTTACGCTTTTGCTTGCGAACAGTTTCCTTATCTTTCTCACTACCCGTGTTCCAGAGTTCCCGATTGTGCTCTGAAACTGGATCTTTCTGACCAAGAGTAGTCAGAGAGTTTTCAATATACCAACCACCAGGACCTTGGAATGCATGAGAATAGATTTTGACCCAAGGAAGTTCTTCTCCCTCAGGTGCAGGAAGAAATCTGATAATAGCAGAACCTACATTAGTTTTATCCATAGTTGGTTTCCACAGACGATCATCTTCACCACTGGAAGTTGTGTTAAGTTTTTCAACTTCCTTAACTAGTTTTTCTGTAAGAGATCCCAGTTTAGATTGTTTTTTAAGATTGTCAAATGACATTTTTGTACCTCGTATTAATTGGATTTGGCTTTTGTGACAACTTTATTCTACTTAAAATAGAAAGGGATGTCAAGCCCAAGTTATAAAAATTTTAAAGTGTCTCCTTTTAAAATTCTATTTAACTTTCTTTTTCCATTACAACAATCAGATATGTGTCCTGGATGACAATTTAGATATAAAGCAGCATCTTTAACACTTTCATATTTAATAATTAAATTTCCTTGAGAATCAAATCTACCAACTTCTTTTCTATGAGGTTGTGAGAATTTTAATTTATTTTTTGTATCTTCAGAAAAAAATTTACCTTTATTTGATTCTGATATTTTTCTTTTTTGTTCTTCTGGCATTACATATCCAAGATGAGACTTTCTTAAATTTTCAATATGACTTTCATTAAATTTCATACCTTTTCTTCTTTCTGATATTTTTTGTTTAGTTATATCAGTATGTTTTGCTTGATTTCCACCTTCCAATAAGTTATATCCGTTTGGATATAATGATTTTTTTTCACTAATCCAATAAATTTCTTTTTCATTTAATAATTTTTCAGAACATTCTTCAATTATATTAATTTCAAAATTATTCCATCCGTATTTTTTTAAAGCAGAATAAAATGGAGTTTTCTTTAAATTATTTTTATAATTAAATTGATGATCTTTTATTCTTTTTTTATAATTAATTGTTTGTCCTATGTATGATTTTCCATTTGTTTTATTGATAAATTCATATATAACTTTCATTAGAAATTATTAATTCTTTATCTATTTAGGATTTCCAATCTTACCGAAAAATCAAGTCTTGTCAATCTGATTACGCATCATTTCAAGCATTTTAGTCATGTTATTAAAGATGATATTAATATCAACTCCGGGATCAAGACCCATTAATCTTGTAGATTCAACAACTTTTTTTTTCATTTCCTTTGCCTCAGGATCATCAGATAAACTCATACGAGTATAAAGAATTTGTTGTTTATTTAAAAGTTTTTCCATAAGAGTAACATGATAAATTTTATCTTCCTTTGACATAAAGGAAAATTTAAATACACTTCCATAAATTTCATCTTGTAGTTCAGAGATTTCTGTCATTTCTGCACGGACGAATTCGGAATTAAAAAAATTCATTGGTTTCCTATAATTAATTTTTTTAAAATCTTTTTATAACTGAATACATCTATATGTATGAAAGGAGAATACTTCTTCATCTTTAAACTAACAGTCTCCCACACAGGATCCTTCAGTTTTTGATCAAACTTCTTTCCATATAAAAATATTTTATCATAGATAATCATTGTCTCTATACTAATCTTTCCACTCAAAAACATTTTCAATAAAATTGGGTGAGTTTTAGAACAGTCAAAGACATCTTCAAATTTATTATTACCAAACAATCTTTCTGATTCTTCTTTGAAGAGATAACTTAAAGATTGAATTCTTTTTTGCCATTCTTTGTAGTGAATATCGCCATCATGAATGATACTACCAATCCATAAACTTGAAGGATCATCTGCACGAATAAAATTTGCAATAAAGAAATCTATGACTTCTTGATCTGTTTTATTTCGTGATAATTTTTCAAAGAAAAAGCGATCCTTGCGCTTATAGAATGATTGTAAATTTGCTCTGACTTTTCCATGATACTTATGATAGTCATAAGTATCTTTTGTAAAATGATTTTTTAGAGAGAGATATTGACAAAATATTTCAAATGGTGCCATTCAAAAAAAAGTAATATAGGGGATTTTTTGCTGGAAATTTTTTGCACCAAAAATGGAATTAAAAGACTAATTTGGCACGGGAAGTTTTTTTGAGAAAGTTAAGTTCTGTTGCTTCACATTTAATCTTTTCTTTTAGTGGTTTTGAAATTAATTTTGGAACTGATTCTATATCAATGTTATTATTTTCACAAAAATGAATAATGGCATCAATGTAGTTCATGTCCTCATTAAGTTGAACCAATGTTTCAATTTCTTGAGCGAACTTTGCCGGGCAATAGAATTTACTTTCTAATACCTTCTCTAATTCATCTTTCATCTGACCCAGTATTGTGACGTACAAATTCTTTAATGTAGCGAACTAACAACTTAATATACTCGTCTTTGTTTCTTTTGTCAAATACCTTCACCTCTCCTGCAGGAGTTACCATAAGAGTAATCAATTTGACAGGAGGAATTTCAGTCAGTTCATAGTATGCAGCAGCATAGAACATCTCTTGGACAAAGTAGTTCTCTAACCATTTTTCGGGTTTAATCTTGTCTGATGTTTTAAAGTCTATAACTGCCAATTCTCCTTCATATTCGGCAATACAATCTGTTCTTCCTGCAAGACCAAGATACTTGGAATAGAGAGTTCTTTCAATTGCATGGATATTATTTATCTTATCAAGTTCTGGTTTTAAATGATAGAACATGAACTTTGATAAAGGATGATAATTCTCCCAAATAAGTTCTTTATTTTCCAGATAATCTTGACAGACTTGGTGAAAGTCAGTTCCTCTTGATGTTGCTCTTTTTGTAATCCGATTTGCTTCTTCTATACCTACACGTTTTCTCCAATCAACAAAGATTTGACGATTGTAAAAAGAAGTTACCGAAGTAATAGAAGGCACCCATTGACCATCTGGAAGATGGTATAGGCGCATTCCGTTTGTTTCTTTTTTTTCTAATTCAAGATCACCCAGATAATTATGATGAATAAATGTCATGTTTTCATTTTATTATTATGATTTGTAATTTTTTGCCAGAGTTTTCCATTTTTAATTTTAGTTACATGTCCTTGCCCAATATTAAATTTTTTTGCTATTTCGGTTTGAGTTATTTTTCCTTCCCAAGAAAGATTATAAATTTCCAAAATTTGATCTTTATTTAATTTACTTGCGGGATGTGTTGTTCCTGGAAATCTATTTTTTAGTTTTTCAATAACTTCTGGACTAAATTTTTTACCTTTATTTGATTTTGAAATTTTTCTTTTGGTTTCTTCAGTATGAGTTTTTCCATAAAACGGATTTTTATCTCCTTTCATATTCTCACTCAAATATTTTTTATATTCATCTGAATGAGTTTTTCCATACATTCCATTTTTTTCACCGATTATTCTTTCACTTAATATCTTTGATCCTTTGAGTAATTTATTTGGATTATTTGAACTTGAAAATCCTGTAGATTTTTCATTAAAATTCATACACTTTGGGTCATCAATATACTTTTTAAGATACTCTTCTTCCTTTTTTATCAACTCTTTTTCATTTTCACAAAATAAAATAATGTCTCGTTTAAGATTGGATTTATCTTTAATCGATTTGACCCAATTTCCGCTACCAAGATATCCATCATTAATATCTAAAGTGCTATGTCTTCCATAGTAATAAAATCCAGAAGGAGAATATGTTTTGTAAATAAGATGAAACATAGTATTATGACTAGTAAAAGAATTATTTATACTCCTTTACTAGTCCAGATTAATATTATAATGTCACTCCCAACTCATATTTTGCTGTTAAGTATTCCTTAACCAAGGATGATCTTACAATATCTTCAATACCAAATTCAATAATATCAAAAGAAGGCATATTACGAAGAATTTTCATAAAATCAATAATACCATTCTTCTCATTTGTCTTGACCAAATCAGATTGTGTAGCATCTCCACAAAACATAATTTTAGAATCTACCCCAACACGAGTGATGATTGAATCCAACTCATGGAAATTTAAATTCTGAAATTCATCAACAATAATGATTGCTTTATCCAGAGTTGTTCCACGAATAAAAGAAGTACTCCAAAAACTAATTGTCCCTTGAGTTTTGAGATTGCCATAGAGCATTTCAGCCGCTGCTTCATCTTGTGGAGTAAACATATACTTCACCATATTCTTATAGGGAATTTGATAAAGAGAAGACTTGTCTTCATGATCACCGGGAAGAAATCCAATTTCACGAGTAGCAACAAGAGATCTTACGATATAGATTTTCTCATAAGGAGATTTTTCATCTAATACATCCAATAGAGCATTATAAAGAGTAATGAAAGTTTTACCAGTTCCAGCACATCCATAGGCAACAATATTTTTGTCTAATTTATAAGATTCAAATAAAGTTTCTTGATTGTCAGTAAGAGGTTCAATATCTCTCATTATATCAATATTGATTGGTTTTTTTCTTTTAACTTGTCTTGGAGTCAAACCTACTCCAATTGGTTGATCAGATGCTCTTTTTCTTCTTGTCATTGAGGTTTTTGTAAATGATTTGCTATTTTTAAAATATGTTCTGTGAATAAATCTACGTTCATATCACTTTTCATATAATTGCATCTAGTACAACAAGATACACAGTTATCAATTTCATATCCAACATTACTATCTATTCTATCAATTCCATTATAAGGAACAGGAACTCCTACATATTTTCCTTTACCTCTATGAGGTTGTTTTAACTCTGGTTCTGAACCACAATAATAACAATTTTTTTTGATAATTTTAAGATGCTCTTCTTTTGATAAATTAAAATCTATATTTCGCGCTTTAGATCCAGATTGATATTGTTCATAAATGTACCTATAAACACTTTCAGGTTTTCTTCTTTTCTGTGCATTAAAGTTATTTCTGTAAATATTCTTGCATCCACAACTTTTTGCTTTGTCTAATTCATTTTTACATATAAAACTTTCATATAAAAAAACTTTCGTTGTTCCACAAATACATTTACATAAGACCTTTCTTCTTTTTCTACCGCTAGGATAGGTTTCATAAAAAGGTGGAGATATAACCTCAAGATAATGAAACTTATCTCCTACCTTTATTTCTGGATGTCTTATGTAAGATCTAGACATAAACCTGGTTGGAATAGTATAAGATTATTTATATAATATCAAGGTTTATATTTTTTTTACCCTAGACCCAGGAGCTCTGCTAACTTTTTCCAATACCGAGTTCCATCCTGGTTTGCTTTTTACCAGACGATCCATCCATTCTCCTTGTTCTGCGGATGATGCACATCCTTCGCTCCAATCCCTTTTCCACTCAGGATTTTCTGCATACCAATCAGTAATCTCATGAACACTCATTTCAATAACTTTTTTTTCGCCAGTCTCTTTGTGTACAATTGGATAAGTTGCCAATGTTTAATTCTCCATTTTGTATAATCTTATTTATTCTAATCCAGGGTAATAGCAGACTGATAATCACATTCGGGACAATCATCAGATCTGACCCACTCAAGCGCCTCAGCAACGTCTGGATACTCACAGCAGAACAGACACCTAATCGCCTCTGCAACGTCTCTGTGCTCCTTCTGGGTGCCACTGGTAGTGCGTAGTGTCATGTAGTGGATCCAAGACCTCACAGAACCCTTCATGTAGATTCTGGTAGGAGTAGCAAGTGGAAGAACAAATCTTGCACTCTCCTTTGCTACTCCTTGATCCAATAGACTATCATAGAGTTTTTGTGACTCATCAAAATGTTGTTGAATTTTAGTTTGCATTCCAAGTTTCACATAATCACCAAAGTCATCAATTGAGTTTTGACGATTTTTTACATCTTGCCTACGAAGATCTGGTGGAACTGCTTTATCCAAAAGTTTAGTGTCAGCATATCTTTGAGAGAACTCTTGAAATGTGAAACTACGATGGCGAAGAATTTGAGCAGCAATACCACGAGTGGTATTGATTTCTACAGTCATATCTGCTTGCTCAAAAATACTCCAATGATGTTCTTTGATACAATAGCGAAGTAGACCAGCAGCAGTATTAAAGTTAAGTTGATTATTTGGATTACTTACACGGGCACAAAAAGAAATAACTTCTTGCCCTGTTTTACCTGCCAGTTCTCCTGCACCAACACTGACTGCAATCAATTTAACAATAGGTTTCATTCTGGTTTCTCCCAATTAGATTTTTCACCCTTGCGAAGTTTTTTAAGTTCTTTATACATTTCTTTAATTTCTTGATAGGCATCTTCTGGAGTAATCTTATTATTCAACTCCAGCCCCGCGATAATTGCACACTTGTCTCCAAAACGGGCAAGTGCTCTCTCATAAGGCGATAAATCATTGTACATTAGTTTTCTTCCTCGTAATAGTCTGGTTCGTATTCATCAATATAACAAGAAATTTGTTTGTAATCATATGGTTTATTTTCTTCCAAATTCAATTCTTCCTTTAAAGATTGAACCAGCAGATCCAAATTTTTTACAATCAATTTTAGTCTTTCTTTGTTCATACTATGGGGTCATAGACAAAGTGATTATAGACAAAAAAAAGGAGGATGTCAATCCCCCACAAACCTATCTTTCAATGTAACTCAAAGAATGATTTTCTGCCTTCAGTTGATGAATGACAATATCACATCCGATTTTTGGATTTGCATCACCACAACAATAGACATCAACTGCTGCTTTTTCTTCTTCCGGCCAAGTATGAATTGAAATATGTGATTCTGAAAGTAAGCATAATACTGTAACTCCTTGTGGGTCAAACTTTTTATGAATAGTTTGACAGACTGTTGCGCCAGATGCCATAGCAGCATTCTCTAATAAGTCCATAAGAAAATGCTCATCATTCAAAAGAACGGATGAGCATCCGTATAAGTTAAGTAAATAATGCTTACCCATCAGGTTATTCGTCTATAGGATTTTCTTCTGCTTCTTTAAGCAATGAACTTACAACTTTTTCTGTTCCGTCCATAGTCTTCACAGTAAAAAGAGGAGACTTCATATATTTTTTAATTTTTTTATACTCTTTCAAGAGTTTTTGCACTTCATCCTGATCAATGGTAACTTTTACTTTACCTGAATTAAATCCTTCACTCATTTTCTTCTTTTCTTTTCTGGTGGTTTATATCCCCAAAGATTGGGTCTCAATTTTCCATATCCAAAATCAATTTTCTTTACCGCACCTGGACCATATTTGTCATAGTACATATCAAAAATATTTGAATTTTTTCCACGACAAAGATCAATACAGGTCTTTCCTTCTGATTCATACCAGACTATATTTGCATCACTGGGAAAGGATGGATCTTGTACCTTTTCCAATGTTGTTTTTTCTAAAAGAATGTCACAACCATAAATGGCAGGATTTGTAGTTTTTTCTTCTGACTTTTTTTCTGCCATTTTCCTTTCCTTGATACTAGTACTCATGAACGTCCTCCCCAAGTAATATCAGGATAAGCTTCTTTTACATTATCAAGGGTAATCTTATATTTGGTTTGAAGTTGTTTATCTTTTACCAAGCAGAGTAGTTCTGCTTCTTTTGGATGAAGTCCCTCAAGAATATTGATAAACATCATTTCTCTACGAATTGTAGAGAGAGTATCATTACCACCTTTCACAAAATGATAGAGATTTTGATATTCTCTGCGAAGAGAAGTACGTCCTCTACCTTGCATATCCTGTTGTGTTGCCGATTCCCCGCCTCCTGCTTCTCTGGAAAGATTATCAGAAAGATTTCCAGAATAAACATTCTGGTCCTTTACATCACCATAAGGAACTGCACCTTCGGGAAGAAGGGAAATTACAGTTGCATCAAAGTTCCAAATCAAAATTGATTTTAAGGAATCGTGTGCATATGTTTGAAGAACTTCTACTTTCTTTACATTGGATCTTTGCTTGGATGCAAGTTCCAGAATTTCAAATACAAATGGATTAGTGGGAAGAATTTCTATCGTATCAGGAGTTGTCTTCCTTGTTTTTGTCGCAGTCATAAATTTTCAGAATTTAGTATTATAAGTTTAATATATTTAGATATTATTCAATCCTCATCTTCGTCAAAATCATCATCAAAAAATCCCTCTTCAAATCTTACAGCATAGACTTCATCTGGAATGATATTTCCATTTTCATCATAACATTCCGGATGCAATTTTGGAATTTCCCTATAGTTCATCATATATTCTCTAACTATCCAACCAAGCATAACACCAACAATCAAAAATAAAACTATTAAAAAAGATCCCAAAACTAGACTTACTGCCAACATCTTTCTACCTCCGGAGAGTTATTTTTTCTTGATATCAAAATGGAATTCTATACAGAAATGAAACTCTCTCCGAAAGAGAGAAATCATCTTACCAAACTTCACTTGAAAGGTCTTTGGGTCTAATGATTGTCTTCTCCTGCTTCTAAGTAATAATTCAACACCCCGATTAATCTGGGGTTCCGAATTATTTAGTTTGCTTTTTTTTTCTTCCGGGTTTTTTGTCATGACTATATTTCCAGGCATCTTCTAGGATGCTATACAAATAATTCCGTATTTTTCTTGCTTGTGGTTTTGGAATATGACCATATCCTTCACGAAGTTGTTTGTGAATTTCATCAGCACCACCTTCCAGATATTCGTCTAGATCCATTACCACATTACTAATATTTGCTGCAGTTTTACTTTCAATAAATTCTTCAACTTCTCTTCTTAAGATATTTTTGACTTTTAAATAATCATAGAACTTAAGTACAAAATGACCATCAAAAGCAAGATCAATTGCTCTTTCTACATCATAATAAACTTCGTGAAAAGTGCTTTCCATTTATACTAGTTTTTGCTCCTGAAGATATTGAACTGTATCTGAACAACCACCAAGATGGGTTTGATCGTTTAAAATCACTTGAGGGAATGTTGAACCATTTCCAAATTCTGAATAGAATTGTGTTCTGGTAAAATCCTCATCAAGCGTATAAACAACGTGCTCAAGATTTGCTAACTGTAGCACCTGTTCAATTTTACTGCAATAGGGACATCCATCCTTTGAATAGACCGTAAATTTCATAAGAGAACTAATAGTGGTATAAGAATCATTAAAATAGCAATTAAAAATCCCCCCAAATATTCTGGGAAGTATGTATCATAAGATTTCATAAAAGATGAAAAACTTACAACTATATATTAATTGGTTTACCCTCACCTTCGGGAAGTCTAATTTTTTCTGATTCAAGAACAAAAGGTTGTCCTTCTGGTAATCCTTGTTGTCCTGGAAGTTGTTTATTCGTAGTTGATGATACATCAATAACTTGATCTATAATAAAATTTTGCTTTCTATAAATTCGGTTATCTTTATCAAGAAGAAGCATCATAATCGCATCTTTTTCTTCACCACAATGAGAAATAACTCTACCTGTAGATTTTTCAATTACCAACCAATAATCATTCATCTTTCTTCTCATCAGGTTGTTTCTCATCACATAATATTTGTTTCATTTTGTCAATTACTTTTGTTTTTCTAGTCAGATTGGGCCAAGTCAGATGAAAAATCTCTAAAAGTTTGGAGTTATCTTCTTTCATTTACTTTATTTATTACCATCTCATTCGTTTTACAATTGCTTCGGCACCTTTTTTTAGATGCTCTTCTCTTTCGTCATTATCAAAAATACCATCACCTTTTGGATAGCACTCATAAACAATCTCTCCATTATCATCTGGAGTCTTATAGTATTCAGTTCTGAACCAACCGTGCCGAAGTCTCATATAACCACATAGAGTATCCTCATAATACACATCATACTGCTCTGGGCAAGCAAGACAAGTTCTTTTAAGAGTTAGACCGTAATAAAAATAGTCTTGAAACTTATAGTTATCATAGTCATCATCTTCATCAAAAATCATAGTGTAATCACCTCCACATTAGAAATAGTAATACTTTGAGATTGATAATAAGTCTTGAGTTGTCTTGCAGTCATTTCACTATTCACTAAAATTTGAATAGACACCGTTGCCTTATCTACAAGACTTGAGAGGATTACGGAATACTTATTCATCTTTTTTTTATCTTTGCGATTTCTCTTCGCATTTCATTGATTTCTTTATAGATGTCTTCAATTGCTTCAAAGATATAATTATAACTCATTGAATGGTTATTTTTTTCCATCTCCTCTTTGATGTTTCTTTCAGTCATCGTTCAATACCTCTTTCATATCATCAAAAAAAGTTTCAGACAGTGGAATCAATTCTACTTCACCTTTCTCTGCTTCATCTACAAGTCCCATCAGATACTCAAGGAATTTTTGTGAATAAGTATCGTCTGCTCCCAAATCATACCAGAAAGTTTGATAGCACTGCTCAAAGGGGTCATCATCTTTCAAAATTGCATAGTGTTTTTGAATATCTTCAAACCATACCAAGTGAGTCCAAGTTTGAAAAGAATAATACATTGAGGTCCATCCAGTCATCCAACAGTGACCGACCCAATATTCCCACCAGTTCATTTTGGTCTTATCGGTTCCTAGAATTGCTCTTGCGAAAGTCATAAGGTTTCGGATTCACATAAGAGTATCATACCGCAAAACCTTCCTGGTCGTCAAGAGGTCTTGTGCCGGTTATTTATGTGGTCTTATTGAATGGCGTCAAGATTAGAGCAGAGACATCACAAAGAGGAACACTGCAAAGAGTTCAAGGAATATAAGAATTTGAATCATATAAGTTCAATAAGTTTCTAAACAATAGATTCCATTCTTCTCCACAATCGCAGAACACGAGTCCACGAAATCGCCGCAACACATATAAGTAATTTTACCAAAATTTTTAATGTTTCCGTGATGAATGTGACCTACTATAATACCGTCATATTTTTTATCTCTTTGAACACAATAGGATGCAATGTCTGTCTCATATTGACTGATGTATTTCTTTCCACGAATTGTATTCTTCAGAGCATAAACCAAAGAGAAGTTAATAAATCTCTCAAAGAATAAACTTAATGGAGTGATGAACTCGTATCCTTTATTAAAAATCAACTGTTTCCAAGAACCAGAAGAGTATTCGGAATACTTATCTCCGTGAACACAAAGAAACTTATTTCCTTTAGAGTCTTTATGTACATACTCATCCACCATTCTAAAGTTTTCGTGAGAGAAATCACAGTATCTACGAATTTGCCCTTCGTGATTTCCAAGAACATAGACAATCTCTGTTCCTTTCTTAAGTAAATTTAAAATTTGATGAACGCATTCTGTATGTTCTTTAGTCCAACGAGTATGATATTTTTCCATACAGTAAATATCAATAATATCACCAACTAAAACCAGTTTCTTGGTCTTAATATTTTTTAAGAATTCTAATAACTTCTTTGTATTACATCTGGGAGTTCCAATGTGAAGATCCGAGATAAAAATTGAGTCATAAGTCATAATCAGAAACTTGATGGAATATAATTTACGCCTTCAAGAAGATTATTTAATATTGCACCATATTCTTTAAATCCTCTATCTCCTGCAATAAAGCATCTTTGACGCAACCATACGGCATCTGCAAGGAGTTTAATTTCTTGTTCTGTAAGTGTTAGGGTTTTCATAAGTAAAAAGCAACACCACTCTATGTAGGAAAATATCGTTTGAGGGAATGAAGACATTATGAAGAGGAATAAACCGAATACTTGGAAGACTGTGAGGATTATGAGCATTTTTCTATAAAGGAAATTACTTCTTGAATCGGTAAAGTATCTATAAAATGTTCCGTCATTCCACGACCCATACTCATTTCAGTTAGTGGTGCTTTATATTGAGAAAACTCTTTTAGAACTTTTCTTTCCAAGTTCCAAATATCTATGGATTTTCCAGACCACTCACCAAGTAGTTCGGCAGTTTCTTTCTTGCGATACAACCAACCTTTATAAGACCTACCGACCTTATACTTACCATTATGGAGTTTTATAAAATAAAGTTTATCAGGATGTTCTGGGTCTTTACAAATCCATCCAACTGATTGTGGATATGGTTTTCCTTTCCTTGGACTAACTTTTCCAGTATTTGCTTTTTTGGTTGCATCTATTGCTTTTTGAGTACAAGTTTTTCCATAATTTGGATTACTCTCTCCACTATAACTTCTCCTAGACTTTCTTATTTTTTCAGCAAAATCTGGGTCTTGTGCTGGATTACTATAATCATTTTTTATGCGGATTTTTATATTATTTTCAACCAAACATTTTCTTATCCACACCATTCCACACCCCAGAACAGTCCTAATTTCTTTCATAGTTTTACCTTCACTATAAAGAGATATTATTTTTTCTGGCGGATAATCATTCAAAAGTTTTTGATACCTTTCATCATTAAGTTGCGAAAGAGCATCCATACATTTTTTACTTGTTCCTCTTCCCATTTACAATAACCTCTATTCCAAACTCATTACTATTTATAAAAAAGAGACCTTTACAGGTCTCCTTATTATATCATAATTTAGTGATTATATCAACCGATAGTTGGGGCAGTTAGG